AGCAGGATTAGCTGCGCCCATGACGATCCTGCCGTTAATATTCATCAACGTAGGTTCCCAGATCAACCCTTCATACTGCTTCAAGTCGGTTAATATGCTACCCAGCGTGTCGCAGTACTTTACAATCTTGAAGTATCTGGGTAGAGTATGATACAGCAATTTAAACGCGACTGTACTGAACGGCGCTCGGTACAGTTTTTCTTCCTTTATCCACGTAAAGGGATTACCTTTGACCTCACGAAAGGAAGAAATAAACGTCTTGTTGAACGGGACCTTGAGAGTGATGACATCTTCGAACAATGATACGTTTGCACTAGTATATTCAGATGTGCTTTCAACGACCATAGTCTTCCAAGGAAGATCCTTCAAGTCTTCCTTGACCAAAGTTGCTTTGGTCAATTGCTTTGCATACTTGCTGATCAACTTATCGAATAAGTCAGCCTGATTGGAAGTCACCCGCATGTTATTTTGGATCATTGTTTGTAGGTTAGCCATGAACTTGTAGTCATACTGACTCAAGCTTATTTTACCCTGCAGGAAGAAATGAAGTAGGTGTTCTTTACAATTCATATCTTATCATAGTTCCGTATATTGATTTTAGCAATCATAAAGGTAAAAAAAGGGGGCCGAAGCCCCCTAATAGTTTAGGAGAATGTTGAATTAAGTGTGCTTCATCACAGTGTTCTCGGCAAGAGACTGCCACTTCGTCGGAGACATCTTGATAAGATCAGCGATCTTGAGAGCCATACGAATCGACAGTTCACGCAGACGACCGATGTTCTGTTCCATGTAAGCAAACACCTGATCACCCTGATCTTCGGCGAAGCGATAATCCGCGAACAGACCGCCTTCAGCGTCACGGTCAACCTGACGAATGCGAAGCATCTTGTCACGCTGAGTGTCAATCGTCAAATCAATGAAGTGACACCGGCTTTCAAGCGCCTCAAGGTGATCCTGCAACTTCTTAGAGCGAACATTCTGGAACTTCAGGTTAGTGATGAAGATCGCAGAACCGTTGAAGTTGAAGCTGTTCGGAATGCCCTCGTCACGAAGCAGACGGGAGTCAGAGTTCCAGCAGATGCGCCGACGCTTGCCGCTGTCAAGAGCAGCCTTGAGAATGTTCAGGGTGAGTTCGTCGCCGAACACGCTGTCGCAGTCATCGAACACGAGGATATTCTTCTTGTCGCTATACTTGTAAAGCAGTGCATACAGACCGAGTGCAGTCATCGCACCCTTGACAACTTCAAAGCGAGGGCGATTGCCGGCAATATGATCGAACATCGCAGCTTTCTCAAGCTGACGCTCGACACCGAACGATTTACCAACTCCCGGAGGACCAGAGACGATCATCGCACGAACATCGCCGCGAATGCAAGCGGATGCCATCTCGTCGAGAATCTCGAACCGAGTAGCAATGCGGTTCATCGCTTCTTCATCGGTCTCTGCGACCTTAACAACAGGAGAGACGGTCTCCGACATAGGTTCACCGTCGACAAATTCAATATCAGAAATGTTGTTCACTTTAATTTTAATCTCGTCGATGGCAACAGGGAAATGACCTTCGTTCTTTACAGTCACGTAACTACCCTTCTTACCAATATGAAAGCCCTTGACGAGCTTGAACTGTCGGTTGATGACAGGTTGATTACGATACTCGCCGAACTTGATATTTATCGTGGACATATGCGCTCCGTGTGTGCGTTTCAATATAGCTACTGTAGCTAAGTTTTGGGTAGAAGTCAAGCCGTATTTTCAAAATTGCTTGAAAATTCCCTTCTTGGGTTTCACGGACTTATTTTCTTTTTTAATTTCTTCCAACTCGGTTTTAAGACGAGAAACTTGTTCTTGAAGATCGTCCCGCTGAGAAACAACATCCTCAAGCACACTCACTGTCATAGAAAGAGAATTCGCGAAAGTGTTGTTGCGTTCACTGGCCGAAACTCCGCCGAGAATGCTCTTGATGGAAGTGATCAGAATACGTTCTACGTTGGTCAAAGTATCAATCCTTTGTTCTAGATGTGTGATTTGATATAATAGATCGGATAGATGATGTCAAGACACTTTTTCTAAATTTCATAAATTTTTATGAAGTCTTGATCACATCAAAAACAGAATTTTTTAGTTCTGCGGATTCCTCATACGAGAGGTAGAAGTCGGTGTTCGGATCCCAGTAAGCCCCTTCTTTGGGGTCATAGTAGGTCACTCGACCGTTTGGATAGAAGAAAGGACCCTCAAGACCCTTGCGGGGTTGATACTTAGCATCACGATCACGAAGAATACGATAACCCATGATGAAACCTTACTGATTGGCCATATTAGCCGAACCATCCTTTGGGATAAGGATCGAGTTTACCCTGAAATCCAGCATCCCACCTACGTCTGTTAACTTCCCGATCCATCCGATCTTCCCTATCGCCACCCTGATAAACAGTAGTTATGTACGGATTGCGAGCACCGGGAGCAGCGGCTTTACCTTCTTCGTATGAATTAGTGAACGTAACCATTATATGTCTCCGTTGTTGTCTATGATTCTTTGTAGCAAAATGGGTACCCGAAGTCAACCGAAAAATTGCCAAAAAGTTAGACCTTCAACGACCAAGTTTGAGCCCGATAATATTCTAATGTATCTTTACGTGCAGCCCTAAAGTAACCCTTCGCTGTAATGGTGTTGCTATTACGTAGGTAATGATCGAACAAGTCATCTAGGGGACTACGAGCTTCCACACTCAACATAAAGCGATCATCTCTGTGATCACGAAACCAATACTCGTGCGGGCTATGCCCTTTACGATAAGATGTAACTTTCTTGATGTAGGTTAGCTGCTTATCTTCAGTCTGGTAGTTGAGTTCGTCACCCTTGAGTGGATGATACTCGCCGCCAAACACTGAATGAAGTTCCTTATCGTAGTGATAGAAATAAGGTAGCTTGTATAGCATGCCAGTATACTTAGAAGAAAATTGGTGTTTTCCATCAACTGTCTTAGTATCGCTGCTCAGGAAGCAAGCCAGGTCTTGGCGAAACGGAGTGATGCGATCACCTCTCAATGTAGTCAAAACAATCTTATCATTATAATGTCTACGAATGGTCGCTGCAAGAACTCGATCTTCGTCGGTTATCTGTTTTTGGATTAACGTAGACATGAAATCATGTCTAACCGTGGTATCAGGGTCTTGTATAGTTAGTCGATGATGAGCGCAACTAAGAAGCAACGGGTCCTCATCGGTTTTGACGTTTGGCTCTGCCGCTTTAGCAAAGACATCCGCCCAGTCCGGGGCGACAACGTCAACAGTTTGTAGTTTACTAAGTTGAGTCACTTGTATCTCCTATAATTCAATGATGATACCACACACTACAGGTATCACTACGCAATCTTCCATTCATAAGTATCTTTGGTTTCTACCGACTCGTTACCGTCGTATTCATCGATGCGATATAGGGTACCGGCAGGAACTTCTGTAATCTTCAACTTAGCACAAGGGCCATTCGCAAGATCACCCAGTTCTTCGACTACCTGAACCAGAACAGGATCATTGCGTTCGATGTCTCGATCACTGAAATAGAGACGGCTCGAGGCATCGAAACGGTCAGGGCCGACAGGCTTTGCATACTCCTCGGCGTAGATACGTTCAAATTCATCCGGCGGACAAAGATAATAGTGGTGTCCGAGACCGGCTTCTTCTTTAACATATAGAGCTATACCCTTGATTTCGGCATAACGCATGATGGCCTCGTGTGAGAGACTGAAACCACCAAAGCAGGCATTGTACACAATCTTAGTCATTTTCAAATCTTTCATAATATTTCCTTATGGTGTATCAGAGCTAATGCAGGCGCCCCTAAATTCATCATCCATTCTAGGCACAACAGCTACGGTGTAGCTATGTTTCATCTCATAAAACACGAGATATTGACAACCGCCCGGGTCTTTGTAAATGGTTACTTGGACATTCGGAGAAGCTTGGGTATTATATTTTGGTGTTAGAGTGGTTGGGCCATTAGCTTGAACCGGTTCTTCATTAACTCGGACACAGCCGGCAAGGGCTGCACAGAGCAGCACTACCATAAAGATTTTAGTCATTTTAACCCTCTATATAACAGTTTCGGATGCGTTTAATTCATCCTAGAATTTCATGTTATAGATTTTTGAGGGGGAAAGCAAGCCGCAACTTACCCAATTGTGATGTCTTCCATTCCAGCAGTTCTCAGACGAACGATGTGACCCAACTGCCACTGCTTAGTATCAATTCCTTTTAGGATACCCAACCACCTATTACGCACCAGTGCAACTTCGTTAATAAGAACTTCAAAGTCGATAACTTCTTGCTCGCCGTCAACATACTTTTCGGCGTCTCGTGAGGTTAGGGCACGATTGTAATTTTCTAGATATTTTTGAAAATGCTTCCTACGAATCTTTCGCAGTTGAATGTTAAGGAAATTGAGTACCGCTTCAATCTCTTGTAGTTGATTGAAACGGTACTCGGTAATACCCGGAAGAGCAGCGATGTTAGCCTCTACCTTTCCGTACACTTTGACTTCGGCCCTTGCCTTCAGCAACTCACCTTCATAGTAGGTGATGAAGTCAGGGAGTACTCCTAAATCATCTGTGATTTTGTTGTACCAGGTCATCCGTAATAGTTGTCTTCTTCATCATCATAGCTATCAGCATCGAAGAGGTCTTCCTCTTCCTCTTTGTGATAGTGACCGTCTTCTGGACTCTCTAGGTAAAACTCTAGCGCACCCTTGATATAAGAATCGCCCTTAAAAGCATTCTTAATCTCGGCAGGTGAGTAATCTTCTTCAATCAAATAGTTGACAAGAAGTTCTGCGGCACCATCTGGGTCACCTATCTCAATGCTTGATTTGAGTGTCTTCCATACTTCATGAATAAGTCCTACGCTCATTGTTCACCGTTCTCCTGTTCTTCAGTAACGATACTTAGCTCAGGTTCTGGCTTTTTGTCAAACTCATTCATCATAGTGTCGAGGCAACCGTCAGTGTTTGACTCCCAAGCCTTACGGAACTTCTTGATGATAGTTCCATCCATCGTAGTATAAACAAGAGAGTTACCTTCCTTCTTTACACGACCCATAGCTTCAAACATATCAACCAAGCCTGAATAAGGATTCATGCCTGTCTCATATGGAATCTTGACTTGAACGGACTCAAAAGGCTTTGCGTATCGAGTCTTCATGACCTTACATGCAGCACGAATGCCTCGTACTTCGCTGATCTTATTGCCGTCTTCGTCTTCCTTGAGCTTGAGCTTCTTCATCGCAACAACGATGCTTGATGCGTACACGAAGCCTTGTCCACCGCTGATCTTGTCGTCGGGGTCAAACATATCTTGCGAAGCATAAGTGTGATTAGTTGCAACTAGACCTACGTTGTGACTACCGAACATGTTAACGCAGTTGCGAACAAGCGAAGTGAGAGCCTTGGGCTTACGACCCATGTCACCCTTCATATCACCTGCTTCAAACTGATTAACGTCAGTTGGCGTCAGCAACATACCTAGAGAGTCAATGACAAAGAGAACCTTAGGCTTCTCGCCTTCAGGTAGTGTCTTGTACTCTTTCATGAACTCACTGATAGTCTTAGCAACGTCATCGATCATTGCCATGTTGAGCTTAAGCAGCTTGCTCTCGCTAGTGTCAACGTTCAAGGCATGAAGCCAAGACTCATCAAGTGCGTTTTCGCTATCGATAAGAACAACATAGATGCCCTGTTGCTGTGCGTGACGTACTAGGTTACCCGAGCAGATGTAGGACTTTCCTGATCCTGACTCTCCGGCAAAGACAGTAACTTTACCAAGAGGAATGCCTTTATTAAAGTCATTGCTAATACGATAATTGAGTGCATAATTGCCTGTACTCACCCAGTCTGTTGGGTCATTGAACCCGATACTAAGACCATCAATAGCCTTAGTGATACCCTTTCGAAACTTCGAAATGTCAAATGGTTTAGTTGTCATTGTATTCCTATCTGTTTACTTGTTTCAAAACTCTATCAGAGAACGCAGCTTTGTCAAGTAGTTCGGGACTATTGTTTGCGATTTGGTCTAAGTCATAATCTGATGGAAAATGTCTCAGAATTCCACGTGCGCGGTCACGAATGATGCTTGGTGTCCTAGGCGTCTTGCCTGGATCACAAAGTTCCTCTAGCAACTTCTTGCTTTGTTTTAATGCTCTAAATCTTTCATCTGGTAATGTCATGGTTCTACTCCTCGCGAGGACAGGGGGAGGTTTCCCTCCCCCAATCCATTAGCCCTTATTCTGTCTAGCTTTAATCATAGCTAGAATATCAGCGGCTTTATCACTTGAAGTAGACTGTGCCTTAGGCACAACTACCGGTTCTGAAGTTTCGAACGGGATATCATCGTCAGGAATAGGTTGTGAATGTGCACCGTGAACAGGTTCAGCGTCAACGATTGTCGGCGGGACTGACTGATTGGAAGGAGCAGCAAGGCCGTAAGGACGATAGTATGCGCTCCACTTGTCACTGTCGTAAGGACGACCATCAACTGATGCTTCAAACATTTCCTTGATGATGCGAAGTTCAGCCTCAGATGGCTTCTTCGGCAAGAATTCAGCAAGATTGAACAGGCCATGTGCTTCGATGGCAGCTTGTTCAGCTTCAGTCAACGAAGACTCTTTACGTGACCAGTTAGAAGTCGAGTAATCCGCGTAACCGCCCTTGCTAGTCTTCTTGATGATGAAATCAAGACCACGAACATAGTCAGTCGGCAATTCTTCGATATCCGGATCCATCAAAGAACCCTTGATAACAGTCTGAATCTGAGGGGAGATAATGAAGCGACGGATAGGGTTAGCAGGGGTAGCATCGTCACCGATAGGATTCTGCCGAACGAAGCCCTGATAGATATAAGAACGCTTCTTCCAATACTTGTTAGCGAGTTCCTTAAGAGTGTCGTCCTTGTACCAAGGGCGAACTTCTGCGAGAACTGGACAGTTGTCACCGTACATCTCTACGCAAGGAACCTGAACTGTGATTTGTTTTACGTTAGGATCACCCTTGATGCCATTGAAAGGCAGCTTGATGATCTGACGCTCTACCCAAAAGAACGGATTCTCTGAATTACCATCGGGAAGGAAGCGAACTGTTGCGCTTGAGCCTTCGTCCATGTTCCAGTGAGCATAGATTGCATTGTCTGATTGAGTATTCTGACCCTTGGTCTGGGCCTTATTTTCTTGTTCCGCGATCCGGGCACGGATTTCTGCTAGACTTGCCATTGTAAATTCTCCTTTATAAATGTGCCTAAGTTGAGCTTTGTAAGTGTTAAATGTTTCGCTGTCAGGAGACAACTA